GCATTAGCTAAAGCTTATAAAAAAGCAGGTGGCGGATATAAGTAATGGCTCTTGCTAAGTCTCAAAAAAGTTTAAAAGAATGGGGTAAACAAAAGTGGAGAACTAAATCTGGCAAACCCTCTAGCAAAACAGGTGAAAGATATCTACCTTCAGCTGCTATAAAATCTTTATCGTCTTCAGAATATGCAAGAACTACAGCTGCTAAAAGAAAAGGCAAAGCTGCTGGTAAGCAATTTGTAAAACAACCTAAAGGTATAGCAAAGAAAACTAGGAAATTTAGATCGTGAAAGATTTCAAAGTAATATTTTTTGTATGGTTTACTATTGCATTCACAGCTATAGTTTTTGATTTAAAAGCTGAAACAAATACCGTGTCGAGTACGGTAGTGACAAACTCAACTCCTCCTACGGCAAACGCCCCCTCTATAATAAATTCTAATAGTGATATATGTAAAGTTGGTGTTGGCGGAAGTGTACAAAATAATGTACTAGGTGTAGCTACAGGTATATTAGTAGATGATGAACTTTGTCAAAGTTTAAAACTATCTCGTTCTCTATACTCAATGGGAATGAAAGTTGCAGCGGTATCAGTTTTATGTCAAGACCCAAGAGTATTTGATGCAATGACTGATGCAGGAACTCCATGCCCATATAATGGAGCTATAGGTACAGAAGCGCAAAATTCTTGGATGGATAATCCAGATGATATTCCAGACGGAAGTAAATATAAAAAAGATTATGTGCAGGCAAGTAAGCCTGTAAAAGGAGAGATGAGTGATGCAGGTCATATTGCACTTTATAAGACTTTGTTCCTTATTACTACTGGTCTCCTCTTATTCTAAGGCAGATTGTTTACCAGATGTAACAGGTCTTTGTATACCTGGTGTAACTGTTACGGAAGATACACAAGTTGAAGTAACTGAAGAAGATTTAGGTACAGAGATTGTTACAACAACTGTAACCACAGAAACTACTACAACCACTACAGTAACTAATGAAGACTCAGGAGATATTCTAGATGGAACAAATGGTTATGTTACTTCTACAAAAGAAGGTGACATGGATTCAGACTGGGGTGGGCAAGGTCCTGCAAGTATGCCAACAGGTAATGCTTGTTATGGATTAGGTTCTGATAAGTGTGCACAAATTACAGGATCAGGTAATTCTACTTCTTCTATGGGAGTTGAAGGTATGGGTACGACATTTATACAAACTGTCGATATTTCAGATTTAAATATAAGCAACGGGGGAGAAGTTAAATATACAATTGAGGTAGATAAACAAGATGATCAAGATAGAATATACATGCACATTACAGGACTTAACGGAACTAGTCAGGTCTTTTCAGGCACTGACATCTTGTCTGAGTCTGGAGTATCAACAGGCTACCAATCTTATAACGGGTCTTTCGATTTCAGTGGTGTACTAAACAAAGTTACTATTGAAATAGGGGGCAGAGATATCAACCTAGCAGTAGGACCTGTCTTTGATGATGTTAGCCTTAATGTGTTTTATAATGTAGTTAATACAATTATAACGCAACAAGTTACAACTTTAGAACAAATATACTATTTAAACATATTTGATCCTACGGAAATAGAATTTGTAGAAGAAGTATTTGAATATAATGATGTAGTTGTAGATGATGGCATGGTAGACTTTGCACCTATAGAACCAGAAACAGAAGAGATTACTTTTGAAACTGTAGAGATGGAAATAAATTTTGAAATGGATTTCGATATGGAATTTGCTCCACCTCCTCCTATGGAACTATTGGCTCCTTCTGATATGCCAGTAGAAATTCCTGTTAATATAGAAACAGTTGAAGCTGAAATACAAATAGAACTTGAAGAATTGCCTCCACCGCCAGATATGGTTGCGGCAGTAGAAGAAGTTCCTGAACCTAAAATGGATATGCCAGAACCAGAAACACAAGAAGGACCCCCTAATATGGAAGAAGTCCAAGAAGCTCCAGCAGAAGTAGAAGAAACTATAGATGAACAACCAACAGAAGAAGAAACAATCGAACCCGATAGCGAAGCTGCTGAAGAGCCCGCTGTGGAAACTGAAGATAGTACCGAACAAGAAGAAGTACAACAGGAAGAAACTGAAGAACCAGAAAAACCTGTGAAAGAACCTAGTGCTAAAGAAAAAGCAGCTACTAAAATAGTTAAAAAAATAGATGACAAAGCTAGATATGATGATGCAGCTCAAATGAAAACATTAATAGTAATGCAGATCTTAGGCAATACTAAAACATTTTTTGATACTCAATCAACAATACAAGATACAAATGTTAATGAGTATTTAAATAAAGTAATAGATGATCAGTATGGTGATCTATTCATAGCAGAACAAGGACAAATAATGGAGGATATAGTAAATGCCCAGTATTGAGTATTCGGGAATGAAGATAACTGGAGGAAAGGTGTTTGCCATTCTTACTTTGTTATCTGCTCTCGGTGGAGCCGCATGGACAGGTTTCACTTTCTATCAAGATTATCTTGACATGAAAGAAAAGATAGTAACATATACAGAACCAGATCTAAGCGGCTTTGATAAAAAGTTAGCGTTGATTGAATCTGAAACTAATGCTAAAGTAGAAATTTTAATTCAAAAAGTAGAAGGATTAAAGAGTGAGTTAGATATAGTATTAGAAGAAATAAATCTAGTAGCTCAAGTAAGTCGTGAATTAAAAGATGACCTTAAAACAGATTTACGTCAAATGGAAGGTGACGTGCGTCACATAACTGAAATTGTAAATGATGTAGAGGATAGACAGAAAGAAGATGCTAGAGAACTTTTAGATGAGATGAAATTGTTAGAAGATAATTTAGATTTAAAAATAAATAAAGCTTTAAATAATCCTTTATCAGGGTTGACATCTAAGAAATAATTACTATATAATATAGATAGCTGCCGTAAGGAGCTAGTAAACTTTGCTTTCAAAGGAGGTATATTATGACAAGCTTAGAACAATACAATCCGTTTTGGATAGGATTTGACAATATATTCAATAGGATGGATTCATTAGAATACACATCATTTCCACCATACAACATAAGAAAGATCGACTCTGAAAAATATGAGATCGAAATGGCTGTCGCTGGTTTTACCAAAGACAACGTAAAGGTAAAGTATGCAGAAAATACTTTAACTATTACAGGCACAAAAAAAGACAAGAAAGACTCAGACAAACTAATACACAAAGGAATATCAGAAAAAAACTTTACTAAGAAGTTTGAATTAGCTGATGATTTTGTAGTAGAGGATGCAGGGTTGCAAGATGGTCTGCTTTGTGTTAAACTTAAAAAGATAATTCCTGAAGAAAAGAAGGAAAAGATTATTACTATTAAGTAGTCTAACTTTCGGGGGTGTCTTTTAAAGGTGCCCCCTTTCAGAATTACAGGAGAACACATGTTAGATCAAGTTAAAAATTACAAAGAACGTATGCAAAAAGTTTTGGCTGAAGCAATTGAAGCCAACAATCAGCAACTACTTACAGGTAGTACTGATGACTATGCTGGCTATAAATTTTTAGTAGGTATAGGACAGACATTAAATGATATGTCTGATAGACTAGAAACTGAGTATAAGAAATTATACAAAGATATCGCAGGAGGAACAGATGAATAAATTACCTAAACCACAGGGCTATCGTATGCTACTTAAACCTTGGGAGCCACCAGCAACTACATCAGGTGGTATATTATTATCAGATCAAACAAGAGAACTAGCTAAGTTTGCTTGTGTAGTATCTGAAGTAATTGATATGGGTTCAGAATGTTATAAGGATATGGACAAGTCAGCTACTACTTGGTGTAAAGTAGGTGACTATGTTTTAACTGGTAAGTACGTAGGACTTAAGTTCAAATATGAAAATGAAGATTATTCTATCATAAATGATGATGAAGTCGTAGCTATAGTACCTGAGCCAGATAAAATAAAACATAGATAACCCCTTGCAATATTACCACTAAATGTGGTATTATATTGATCACAGCGTATAAACGCAGTTCGCAACTGACGGAGGTATAAATGATAGAAGACCCAAAACAAGAAGAGCTTAATCAAGAGGAAGAAGATCTCGAGATTGAGATAGATGAAGAGGGGCACACGGAAGAAAGCCCATCTGAAGAGCAGCCAGCTCCAGAACCAGAAACTCCAAAAACTGAAGACGAAGAAGTAGATGATGAACCTGTAGAGGAAGAAACGTCTGGTGAGTCTGACGAAGCTGAAGAATCTGATGATAAAAAAGTATATGGCAAAAGAGCTGAGAAACGCATAAAGCGTTTAGTAAAGCAGCGTAAAGAACTACAAGAAAAGCTTGAAGCACTCGAGACAGAGAAACAAAAGTTTCAACAAGAGCGTGCAGAGCTAGCTGGTAGAACTGCTGAATCTGAACTAGAAGCTGTAAAGCAATATGGTAATAGATTACAAGCTCAAGAAAGAGAAGTACTAGCTACTTTAAAGGATGCTAAAGCACAAGGTGACGTAGACAAAGAAATAGAAGCAACGGATAAACTAGCTTCTATTAAAGCTGAAGCCTTAATTGTAAAGCAATACGAACAAAGAGCTGGTAAAACTTCCTCAACTAAAAAAGTTTCTGCTGAAGAAACTGCTGAAAAGCCTGAGAGTAAATCTCCTGTTCCAGACAGAAGAGCTGTTCAATGGCAAAAAAGAAACTCGTGGTTTGGTGGTAATGATCAAAGCACAAAGATTATGACACAAGCTGCTATGGTAATACATAAGGAGTTAATAGAAGAAGGAGTATATCCTGATGCTGACCCTGATGAATACTATAGTGAACTAGATGCTAGAATCAGAGCAGAGTTTCCTGAAAAATTTAAAGCAGATAAAGCAGCGAAGAAAGTGCAAGTAGTTGCGGGAGGAACGCGTACTTCCCCAAGTGGCAAACAGAAAGTCACATTGACTAAATCAGAAGTAGAGACTGCTAATAAATTAGGAGTATCTTTACAAGACTACGCGAAACAAAAAATGCGCAGAGATCAAGCTGCGGGATAAGGAGTAGATGAATGACACAGGCTACTAAGACAACTCGAAAGACGCGAGCATCGGGTACTCGCAAAAAAACATGGGCACCACCTAACCGATTGGAAACTCCAAAGGCTCCAGATGGTGTACATTATAGATGGGTTCGAAATGAACTGCTAGGTGAAAGCCATGCAGGTAACGTTCACGAAAGAAGCCGTCAAGGATACGAACCAGTTAAACCAGAAGAACTTGGCGTTGACTGGCAATCGGATGTTTTAGACACAGGTAAACATGCGGGTACTGTTAGATCAGGGGATTTGATTCTTATGAAAGTCGATCAAGAGATCGCGGATCAAAGAAACGAGTTCTTCGCTGACAAGACCAAGGCTGCAGAGGGAGCTGTCAACTCTGAGTTGCAGAAAAACAATAGCGCTGTTGCACCTATAAGCCAAGATGAACAATCCTCAGTCTCAGTAGGCGGGGGAAAACAGGCAAAGTTTGAGGACTAATAGGTACCTCCACTTTGCTAATTAACAACGGAGGTAAACATGGCAGGTTTTGGATTAAGTCCAGTTAAACATGCGAAAGGCGGACTTGTTAGAACTAACAATTTCGTAGGTTCACAAGGTTATAGAATCGCCACTACCGCTCCGACTGCATTCTTCGAAGGTGATCTCGTGACTTTAGACGCTGGTAATATCGTAACTGATATGGCAGCAGCAAGTCCAGGCGCAGTCGTAGGTGTATTTTGGGGCGCGGAATATCAAGACAACTCAACTGGTGAAGTTAAGTTTGTTAGAAGTATTCCTAATGGCACTGTAGCTAAAGAGAAGTATAAATGTTACGTATATGATGATCCTGATACAATCTTTAAGATTCAAGCAGATCAAGCAGGCGGAGCAGCGTTAACAAGCGCAGACGTAGGTCACGTTATACAAATCGTTGCTAATCCAACAGGATCAGCAATCACACATAAATCAGGTCTTGTTGCAGACTCATCAACAGTGAATACAGGAAACGCAGGTTTCCCATTATCTATATTAGGTAGTGCTGCAGCTGATGATACTTACACAGCAACAGGAACAACAATGGACATTTTGGTGAAAATCAATACTCATCAATATGGACTAGGCGGCACTGGTGTCGCAGGTATATAGGAGGATAATAAATGGCTATAACTAGAGCACAAATCCTTAAAGAACTTGAGCCAGGTCTTAACGCTATTTTTGGAACTGAATACAACAGATACGAAAATGAGCATACCGTCTTGTTCGATGAGGAAACATCAAACAGAGCATTTGAAGAAGAAGTACTCTTCCCAGGCTTTGGTAATGCAGGTGAGAAATTCGAAGGTGCACCAGTATCTTACGCTGAAACAGGTGAAGGATATGTATCACGATACACTCACAAAACAGTTGCATTAGCATTCTCATTAACTGAGGAAGCTATGGAAGATAACTTATATGATAAGTTGTCAACCAGACTAACCAAAGCTTTAGCAAGAGCAATGGCTTCTGCAAAGCAATTAACAGCGTCTAACGTTTATAACAATGCCTTTGACGGAAACTTCACAGGTGGTGATGGTCAATCATTAGTATCTAATGCACACCCATTACAAAACGGTAGCACTGGGTCCAACAGACCAGCAACTTACGCTGACTTGTCTGAGACATCTTTAGAAACAGCATTGATTGACATTGCTGGATTTACAGATGACAAAGGCGTGCCAGCTGCAATTACTGGTAAAACACTGCACATTCCAAGGCAGTTAGTATTTGTCGCTGAGAGACTTATGAAGTCTCCTAACAGAGTCGGTACTGCTGACAACGATATTAATGCAATTAACAACATGGGTATGTTACCAGGTGGTTACTTTATTAACCACAGGTTTAATGATACCGATGCTTTCTTTATTAGAACTGACTGTCCTAACGGAACAAAGATGTTTAATAGAGCTGCATTAACAACTAAAATGGAAGGTGACTTTGAAACAGGTAACGTAAGATACAAAGCCAGAGAGAGATATTCATTTGGATTCTCTGACTGGAGAGCTGTCTACGGTAACCAAGGAGCCTAATAAACTTATAGGTTGGGGGCTTAGTGCCCCCTTCCAACTATTAACATTGACTAGCAAAGCTAGATTACGAGAGGAATAAACAATGGCAAAAACTACATTTCAAGGAGTCGTTAGATCAAACGGCGGAGCAGGCAAAGGCAAAGCAACACCAGGTGTTGTTGTCATGTCTGAAATAATTTCATTCAACCCTGTGGGTGCGGGAGCAGTTGCAGTAAGAATCGGAGAATCAGCAACAGCTGGTGAAACTTTTGTTTTACCAGGAGGAGCAATTCCTATTTCTTTTTTAAGTCTCGGTGGCGCAACAGGTGGTACAAACCCAACTGTTGATATCGGAACTGCAGTTGATCCTGATGGATTTTTCAATGAAGTTGATGCAGATACTAAAGGTACATTAGTGGGAGCTAGTGGTGCTTTAGTTACATCAGCAGGAACATCAGGAGGTCCAGTTACTGTTACAGCTAACCAAGGATCATCTGCTGCTACTGGTGGAACTACTACTGGTGTCTTCACATATTCAATTGCTGACAACGGTAAAGACTCCGAATAAGATTAACTATTAACTCGGTGGTGGGGTGTAATGACCCCACCCTTAAAAAGGAGAATATAACATGGCTTTAGTAACATACTTAGATGGTGCTAGAAAACTATTAAACCAATACGTAATAACTGCAACAGATGGTGCAGGCGCGCAAAACTTAAGTATAGATGTATCAGCCCTTGCTAAAAATAATGGCAAGGAATGTAGGTATCTATCTTTAAATAAAGTTTACTTTAATGTACAGGTAACAGATAATGCAGATGCTGTAGAAATGCAATGGGATGCTCAAACTAATATACCATTTATAGTTTTAAATGGGTATGATGATTACGACTTTAGTTCTATAGGTGGGATATCACCAACAGCTGCAGATAAACAAGTCACTAACTTTAGTGGTGATGTCTTAATATCAAATCCAGCAAGAACAGCTGGAGATACTGTCTTCATTAAAATGGAATGGATCAAACACTACTAGGAGGTAACATATGTCTACCTCTGGTACACATACATTTAATTTAGATGTAGCTGAGATAATTCAAGAGGCTCACGAAAGAGTGGGCATTGAAATGAAGTCAGGCTATGATCTTGTAACAGCAAGGCGTTCTTTAAATTTATTATTAACTAAATGGGTTAATGAAGGCGTTAACTTATTTACATTAGATCTAACTACTTTAACTCTAACTAAAGATTCTGCTACTGTAGATTTAGCAGCCAATCAGTATCTAGATATTCTAGATGCGTCAACAAGAGATACAAACTCATCTCCTGTAACTGATACGGCTTGTGAAAGAATCAGCTTAGCAGAATATCTTAACTATCCAAACAAAACAACTAAAGGAAAGCCTGTACAATTTGCTGTTGAAAGAAACAGTCAGTACGATAGCACAGGTGTAGCTAATCATAAAGTTTATTTATTTCCAGTTCCAGATCAGACTTATTATAGATTACAATGTTGGACTATTAGGTATCCACAAGATATAACAGATACTTATACAGAGAACCCAGATATACCTAGAAGATATCTCCCAGCATTAATTAGTGGATTAGCTTTTGAATTAGCAAATAAAAATCCAGACAAAGTTGATGCTACAAGAAGAGCAGAACTAAAAGGTATCTATAATGAAGAATGGGATTTCGCAAAAGAAGAGGATAGAGAAAGAGCAAGTTTTTATATACAACCTAAGATTCGCGGGTACTAAGGACGATGGCTAAAAGAGCTTCAGGTAAACATGCATATCTGATAGATGATCGTTCAGGCAGGAAGATACGATACAAAGATGCGCGAACTGAGTGGAACGGGCTTCGAGTTCACAAAAAAGATTGGGAGCCCAAACACCCTCAACTAACTCCACCCAAGTTAGGACCAGAAGCAACTTCATTATACAACCCTAGACCAGATGCTGATGTAGATTTAACTACAGTTAAGTTAGGTTCTTTATTTGGTAGAGGTACTCCTGGTACAATTTCAGCAGTTGGTACTGTCAATATTAATGTAGCAGAAGTTGCAGATACTCCAAGTTTACTGCAAACAGCTTTCACTTTACCAACATTTGCTACAGGCGTTACTGCAACAGGTATAGCAGCAACTTCGGCACGTGGTTCTGTTAATATTAATACAGCTGAAAATGCAGATTCACAATTATTACAAACAGCATTCACATTACCAAACATAAGTGTTCTTGAAGAAGCAGACGGTTTAGGTTTATCTTCTGGATTTACAAGTCCAACATTTAGCGCTAGTTCTAATTTAACATTAACTGGGCAGTCTTCTGCTTCAGCTCATGGGGGCACGGGATTAAATTTTAACTTAACAGAGGTTCCTGTTGGTCAACCATTATCTTCTGGTATTGGATCATTAACTTTCCAAGCTAGTTCTCAGTTAGCTGTGACAAGCCCAGCAACTGCTACTGGAATTGGTACTATAAATATTAGTACAGAAGAAGACGTAGGTGGGTTGTCTTTAACATCAGCTCATGGTACAATATCAATTAGCATTGACAGTTCAGGTTGGGGTATCCAGTCTTGGGGTCAGAATGTTTGGGGTACATAATTATGGGTTTAACATTTAATCAACTAAAACAAGGCATCCAAGATTTTCTAGAAAATTCTGCCGCTTCTTTTACAACAGCTACAGGTTCTGGAAAAGCCCCTATAGAAGTCTGTATAGAATTAGCAGAATTAAGAATAGCTAAAGAATTAGACTTAACCGCCTTTAGGAAAGTAGCTAACTTATCTGTTAGTCAATATTCTTCTACAGTTGCTGTACCTGAAGATCTAGTTATTCCTAGATATTTGCGTATACAGAATGGTGATTTTTTATTAGAGAAAGATGAAACTTTTATCAGAGAGTTTACAAAGAATCCTACAGACAATAGTAAAGCTGGAGTCATAAGATTCTATGCTTTAAATCAAACTGGTACTTCCTACACCAGCAGTAACAGGCAAACAAATTTCTTATTTGGACCAACTCCATCCCTTGCAACAACGG